ACACGGCACGATCATTCGCTCAGTTAAGTCACGGTACTGGACGAACGATTGGGATTCAATGTACGACTTCATAGAGAAGCATGGTGCATTTGGCCTGTTAGAGAAACGACTTCATCAAACCAACATGAAAGACTTTCTCGCTGAGAATCCTGACATTCTGCCTATGGGTTTGAATGTTGACAGTGAATATACCGTGGTAGTTAGACGTTCTAAATCTTGAAAGAAACCAAATGAGCAACCTTACAGTACTCGACCAAGCCGTCCCCGACTTCCTGCAATCCAGCGGAGTTAGTGACCTTACAAAATCCCTGATGGGCAACACAGGCACCAAGCGTATCGTCCCGAAGAACGGTATCTTCCGCAAGGAAATTGGTGGTAAAGAGATGGGCAAGGTGAAGGGTGACCTCAACGTCATCATCGTCAACTCATCTCCCAAAGTCGGGCGTATCTTCTACGCAAAGACATGGACACCTGATGCCGAGCCAACTGCGCCTGACTGCTTCTCCAATGACGGTCAAGCTCCTGATGCTAAAGCCGGTAACCCACAAGCTGCTCGCTGCGATTCCTGCGAGCGCAACATTAAAGGTTCAGGCCAAGGTAACTCCAAAGCTTGCCGCTACTCTCGCCGTATTGCTGTTGTGCTTGAAGATGATTTCGGCACTGCGCTTGAAGGTGAAATCTACCAAATGAACTTGGCATCCAAGTCTTTGTTCGGAGAGAGCCCTACCGAGAACACTCACATGTTCGAGAGCTACGTTAAGTACTTGGGCAACAACGGCAAGAGCCTTGACTGGTACATCACCCGTCTGAGCTTCAACGAAGACAATGACAACCAGTCTATCCTGTTCACACCTGTTGAGCATATCAAGCGTCCGCAATATGACGTGGTTGCTAGGGTAGGTAATACACCTGCGGTGCAGAAGCTGATGACCATGACCCCGTATGAGGCGCAAACATCGGGCGCACAGAAACTTGCTGCACCTGCTGCGAAACCAGTAGCCGAAGCTAAGCCTGTTGAAGACGCGATTGAAGAGCCGAAGAAACGTGAGAGCAAGAAGGCAGATGTTGCTCCCTCACCTAAGCGAGACCTTGATTCCGTGCTTAAAGCATGGGGCGATGAGGAGTAACGCATGAGCTACGGATACAGCCAGCGATTAGTGGATGCCAATAATAAGGCTGATGCTAATTCGTGCGGCGTGTATTTGGGTAGGCGTTGTATCAAACTTGGCGTTCCTGTTAGCAACGTAGCACACGAGCTCGGCGTAAGTCGGGCAACTGTCTACAACTGGTTTTGGGGGCTAGTAGCACCCAGTCCTACTCATGCTGACAAGATCGCCGAGTTTATACGCACTCTCAGAAACAACAAATATGTCTAATTTCAATCTACTTGATGCAGTGCTTCCCACTGAGGGGCGTTACTGTGTACTAGGGGTTGGGCGGTATGTAGATCAGCAGTTTGTCGATACTCGAGAAGAGCTAGACGAGATTGCAGCGGACTTTGTAAGCAGGAATGTCGATGCGTATTTTGGGTGTGCCAAGTTCGGCCCCCTGAATAAGCGGGTGCATGAAAACGCTACTTATTTTAGAGCGGTGTGGATGGACATTGACTGCGGCCCTACAAAGGCTGTGCCCGATAAACGGGGTATCGTCAATGGGTACATAGACCAAGCCGTAGGGCTAGCTGAATTTAAGAAGTTCTGTATTGCAGTCGGCCTACCGCAACCAATCTTGGTGAGCTCGGGGTATGGTATCCATGCCTACTGGCTGCTCGAGGAGACTATATCTCGTCGGGAGTGGGAACCGTTAGCCGAGCGGCTGCGGGAGCTGTGCGTAGAGCAAGGCTTCATAGTTGACCCATCTGTGTTTGAGGCTTCTCGTGTGCTGCGCATCCCGGGCACATTTAACTTCAAGCAGGAAGAACCGAAGCTCGTCGAAGTACTTAACGAGAACAGTGCTCGCATCCCGTATGCGCAACTGAAAGAATTGTTAGGTGCAGCCGAGCCCAAACCTGATCGCCCTGACTTCATACCTCAGTCGATGAGCCCCATGATGGAAGCATTGTTGGGCAACAAGGTAAAGCGGTTCAAGACAATCATGATGCGCTCGGCTAACGGCACAGGCTGTAACCAGCTACTCAACTGCTACGAGAACCAAGCGACCATTGAAGAACCGTTGTGGCGTTCTGCGTTATCCATTGCTACGTTTTGTATCGACCGAGATACCGCCGTACATAAGATTTCTAAAGAGCACCCGGGTTATGACCGATACGAGGTAGAGCTAAAAGTAGAGAACCTGTTAAAGAACGGTGGGCCACATCACTGCGCTACGTTTGAGAAGTTAAACCCAACAGGGTGCGATGACTGCCCCCACAAAGGGAAGATCAAGTCACCAATTGTTTTGGGTATTGAGATAGAAGAAGCAGACGCAGAAGACAACGAAGTAGAAATAGTTACCGAGGAAAGCACCGAGATAGTAAGCATCCCTGAGTATCCGTTCCCGTTTTTTCGGGGTAAGAACGGTGGTATTTACCGCAGGGCAGAAGATGATGAGGGAGACCCAGCACTAGTTTACGAACACGATTTGTACGTGGTGAAGCGGATGAGAGACCCGTCAGCGGGTGAGATGGCGCTATTCAAATTGCACCTGCCGCACGATGGGGTTAAAGAATTTGCCATATCCACGGCAGTTATATCCGCGAAGGATGAATTACGAAGGGTGCTAGCACAGAACGGAGTGGTTGCACATCAAAAGCAATACGAGAACTTAGCCAGCTTTGTGGTTACGTTTATTAAAAATTTACAGTACGTTAGGAGAGCAGACATTATGAGAACACAATTTGGATGGATAGATAAGGACAGTAAGTTCATCATGGGTGACAGAGAGATTACTAAGGACGGTGTGTTTTACAGCCCACCGACTAAAGCAACAGAATTTTTTACCCCTAACATTCACCCCAAGGGCGACTTTGACAAATGGAAAGAAGTCTTTAATCTGTACGCACTACCGGGCATGGAGCCACATGCGTTTGCAGCACTCACAGCATTCGGTGCGCCGCTTATGCCGTTTACTGGTTTGGACGGGGCTATTCTCAACGTGATCTACGAAGAGGCAGGTTCAGGCAAGTCCACCATCTTGCGTATGTGCAACAGTGTGTATGGCGAGCCTAAGAAGATGATGGCGATTGAGAAGGACACAATCAACGCAAAGATGCAGCAGTTGGGTGTTATGAACAACTTGCCAAACACCATCGACGAGATTACCAACATGCGCCCCAAAGACTTCTCAGACTTGGCCTATGGAATTAGTCATGGCAGGGGTAAGAACCGTATGGTCGGGTCAGAAAACGCAATGCGCCTAAACAATACTACATGGAAGAACATGACGCTGGCATCGGCTAACGCTAGCTTTCATGAGAAGCTAGCTGTGTTTAAGGATACACCGGACGGCGAGTCTGTGCGTTTGATGGAATACAAGATTGAGCCCAACAATGTTATCGGCGTAGCCCGTGGCAAGGAAATGTTTGACCACCAATTGCAGGATAACTACGGTCACGCAGGTGAGGTTTACATTAGCTGGCTGGTAAATAACTTAGAGGAAGCTAAAGGATTGCTTAAAAAGGTTCAGGCCCGCATCGACAAAGAAGTTCAGTTCACAAGCCGAGAGCGTTATTGGTCAGCGCAAGCAGCATGCAACATCACTGGGGGTTTGATTGCCCGTAGCCTTGCACTGCACGACTACGACATGGGCAGGGTCTACGCTTGGATGAAGACCATGCTGGCTGAAATGCGTTTTGATGTAAAACCACCCAAGGCAAACCCAGTCACCGCACTCGGCGAGTTCATCAATACCTATATCTCCAACGCCCTTGTGGTTAACGGTGAAATCGACGCCCGAAGCAACCAGTCGGCTATGCCGCTACTGGAACCCCGTGGAGAGTTACTGATACGCTACGAGCCGGATACCAAAGAGTTATACGTAGCTGCAAAGCAGTTCAAAGAATTCTGCGTTAAGCAGCAGACCAACTACCGTAATACCATAGCGGAGCTCACAGCTATGGGTGTCTTTATTGAGTCCACCAACAAGCGGATGTCAAAGGGCATGCGGGTTGTGTCCCCCCCAGTGCGTGTACTACGGTTTAACGCATCTACATCCGAATTCCTGCAGATGGATACGCTCATAAAACAAGATGAAAATCGAGACAGTCTCGTATCAGATTAACTGGGCGAAGTTTAGGCCGGGGTACTCTTTCTTTGTACCCTGCGTAGACCACCGCGCAGCACGAGAGTCTATTGATACCACAGCTCGCCGACTAAAGATGAAGGTAGTCACGAAAGTAGTACTTGTAGAGGGCATCAAAGGCTTGCGGGTTTGGCGCGTTTGAGTTAAAGTAAATCCACTGACGCAGTTGTCGGTGTTTCTCCTCCTCGGTGGCGACCCCACCTTTACCCCCGGCTAATCCCCGGGGGTTTTTTATTCCCGGTCGTTGTACTTACCCAACGTCTTTTCGGTGAACTCTGAGGCGGGGCCAAGTAACCTAGCGTTATCTTTGCTCAGTGCGATACCTGAACCAGCTTCTGTAAGCGCCTTTTTCTTCATAGCGTTGCCCAAAAGATTCTTAATTTCGTCGCTGGTAAACGCTTGCTCTGGGTTACGTTTACTGTAGTCTTCAATTTTTTCTAGGGTTTTATCGAACTTTTCACCAAAGCGTTCTTGATACGCATCCGACTCTTTCAAGTTGTTAGATTTGCGGAAGTTGTCTACGAGTTGATTGGAAAGATTTCGCTTTTCGTTGACGATAGCAGTATTTGCAGCCGTTGCTTTGAACGCCGCAGTTTGTGCAGCGGATACCGCCGCAGGGCGAAAGCCAAGAGCTTGCCCTACCAACTCTGATTTCTTTAGTTTGCCCGGTTCTACTAACTCAGCCCCATGACTATCTTCTACGCCCTGATTAGCAAAGCGATCAGCCATCAACAGCTTGCTAATAGAACCGGGGAGCAATTTTTCAAAGCCCTTCCCGTAGTCGCCGTTGTACAGGAGCGAAACACCCGTAGCAATATCTAGCGTAGTAGTGGCAGCAGCGCCACCGGCTACCCAACCCCAGTTCATCATGGACTCTTTGAGTGTCTTGCCCGGTGTTGGTTCACGGAACCACATATCGTTGAGAGAGATACGGCTGGCAATGTCCCACCCTGTAACAGCGTTAAGCACACCATTTTCCGCCAACTGGGTTAAGTCCCCCAGCTTAGTGTCACCAAGCATGCTTGGGATGTACTCGGTCAACCACCATGTCTCGTAGTCAACGTCTTTCATTTCGTCAGGAGCGTCAGGGTCTTTGCCCCACTCTTTCCAAGCAGCACCGAGCATGCCCATCACAACGCTGAACAGAGGTAGCGAACGGATACCGCCGAGCAGTAAGTGAGTGCCCATGATGCCGAAGAACTTGGTTGCCGCAGCAGCTTTGCCCTCCTTGTTGAACATAGGGAGCATACGGAAGAAGTTACCTACTAGCTGGCGAGTAGTAACCAGCGGATAGAACTTATACATAGTAAGCAACCGACCACCCGCACCGCGCATAAACATTGGCCTGACGTTCGGGGAGTAATTACCTAAGACTTCATTTGTCTCCATAACTGCTTTGTACACAGCCTCGTCAAGCGGTACACCTTCTCTGCGGAAGGAATTATATGAAGCAAACCAAATAACTTCCCGAGAAATGCGCTCCCCGTGGTGCATCAAACCACCCATGATTGCGTTGCTTCCCACATCCTTAGTAACCTCTAGCCACTTGCTATCTACTTTAGTAGCAGGTACACGAGCACGGTTGTAAACTTCATTAGCTAACGTATCATTTGTGACACCATATAGTGTCACCATTTGTTGTATTGCCTTCCGTTGCTCAGGAGTAATACCAACAGCAAATTCGATACTAGGCGCACGCCAGCTTGTTGTTCCATCAGCGTTATGCTGAACTGTGCCCATAGTGTCCCATAGCTTCATTGCCTTAGACAACTCAGCAATACCCGTTGCTCCGTGGTTACCAGAGAGTATCGGCCCACCTTTCATAATAATGTCCATTGGCTGCAACATCGCAGACGACCAGCTTGTTAGGTTGCGTATAAATGAAACCTTAGTAACTATGTCCGCAGCAGTTGTAGCTGCTTGTTCAATACCTGTTTGTTGCTCCGGCTGCAGGTAGGCGGCTACCATCTCTGTCATACGGTCTACAAACGGCTTGTACTTCTCATTGCCCACGAGCCCACGTTCCGCTGCTTCCAATGCGTTGCGAATATCTGTACCGTACTTCAATTTGCTGTAGTACTTGGCGGCTCTAGAGCCATACGCATTTAAGTCGCGGAGCACGTCGTTACTAAAACCAGCAGTGCCCTGACGGTGCATAAACATCTTGCGGACGCTTTGCTCAGGCATAGCAACTAAGTATGCTTGGTAGACTTGGTCTTTAATATCGTTACGGACCTTAGTTTGGTCCACAGTCGAATCAGCCAAAGGCGCTGCATCTACTGCAGAATATATTGTCTTGAGCAAAATACTGTTTGCCTCTACGTAGTTGCGCAGTTTTACACCCCCTGCATCTTCGTAAGTTTTGAAGTCCCCATCTTTTTTTGCCTGTTGAGCTGTTTTGCCCTTGCTCTTAGCGTATGCGTCCACAGCACGTCGCTGTTGCGCCTTTGTATCAAAACGCACGGATACACGGTTAGCACCCTTGCCGTACTCCAAAACAAAATCCCCATGCCGCATCAACGGGAAGTACGGTTGAATTTTGTTCGCTTCTTCGTAAACTTCTCGGATGCCTTTAATCAGCTTTGTACGCTCAGCGTCTGGAATGTCTAGGTTATCCAACTGCTCAGTAATAATGCTGGCTTGCAGATCGTTCATTGCAGAGTAGTAGTCGCGCAGGTTTCTGTACGCCGCCTGCCCTTGCTCCCCTAGCCCCAAATACAAGTTGTCCAGAGTTACGTCCCTGATTTTATTTTTAGCCTGAGATGGGTCGTAATGGGCTAATGTAGACGTGCTTGCTAAGTCTGTAAAGTTAGCCATTTGGTCTGGGCGTGCGCGGAAGAACCTAACCAAGCTCTCGGACTGATCGGCAGTACCGCGCAGTAACGACTGGGTCATACCAGTCATGTGATGAAAAATTTTGTTTGTGTCTTTAAGCGCAGGGATTACATCCCCTACTCCGCTGTTTGCAATGGCATCGGCATCATAAGCATGGGAGATAGTAGTCCGTGCGCCATCACTGAGATCATTCCAGAAATACTTTAGTTCGTTCCACACAGTAGACGGCGAACGTAGCGCAGCCAAAGCCGACACTGCTTTCCCAAGCCCATTTCCATCACGAGACATAGCTACAGTTTTTAGCGCTCCTGCAACTTTTTTCTTTTGCTTATCAGCAGCTTCCTTAGCTTTGTCGATTGCGGTATCGGGGGTAGGTGCCTCTTCGCCGTCAGCTTCGTTCTCACCGTCTTCCTCTTCGGTTACGTTAGCAGCGCTAAGTTTTTGCTCCCCAAACTTTCTATTTGCTTCTGCTTCGACATACCGCATGCTTGCAGACTTACGGGCGGTTAGTAGCCTATCTGTACCTGCAATCAGGTCAAGGAGGGCGTTCTCATCTTTTGCGCCAATATTGAAAAGCCGAGCAATATCATGGACAAACCGGCTGAAGAAAGACTTGGTTGTTCCAATACCCTTAGTACCCATAAGAAACTCTTGCATGGCCTTATCGCTCATACCGTAGGCAAGGAATTCTTCTATGTTGGTAAATCCACCGCCAGCTTTGCCTATTTTCTCAATGTGCTCAGGCAATGTACCCGCAGCCTTCATCTCGTCAAAACGCTGCTTAGCGTTATTCATTACCATAAGGAGGTCTTTGGTGACCTGTGTTACGGCGTTGTTTTGGTCGTACCCAATATCAAGTGCCCGCTGCCCAAGGCGTAGCTTCATAGATGTAGCCGCATGCAAAAGTTCATGCAGTATTGTGGAGTTGCTTGTACCGCGCATCTTGCCGAAAGACTTGCCTTTGACATAGATTGCTTTTTCACGAGGCACATATATGGCATGCGCAGTGGTCCACTGATCTGAGTTACTGCCCTGTAGCGACTTAGGTACTAGGCTATCTGTCTCTAGGACTACAAACTTAACCCCATTCACAAACCCACGCAGGCGCTTACCCAACATCTGCTGGAATGGATTGCCTGTTTTAATGATGTGACCTAGAGCCTGTACACCGTTGGTAAATTTGTTGAACTTAACGTCGGAGGGGGAGCTACTGTCGCTAACGGAAGGGAGCAACTTACCCTGTTCTTCTGCAATCTCGCGCTTAATACTAGCAATCTCTTCCGGTGTGATACGTGGGTTAGCCAACGCAGCTTTGATCTTTGCGCCAACTGGAGTGCCGCGCATTGAAGGCTCAATCTCCAATATCTGCTTGAGCAGCTTGCGTTTGGTCTCTCGTTCACCACCAAGAATAGCGGAGTTGAGTTTAGGCGCGAGCGTATCTATAGCCCGACCAGCCTTCATGTACACAGCTCTCTTGTCCTTGCGCTCTTTATCTCTAGTAGCTACTTGCTCAGGAGTAAGAGTTAGCGAAGGGCGTCCTCTTTGTTGAGTCGCTTTAACCGCAGTGGCAGCTTGCTCTTCAGTACTAAGTACCTTTGCTGGGCGACCACGTTTGGGTTTGTTTAATTCTGCAGCGGCTGCTGATGTTTCTTGTCCTTGCGTTTCTGCTTGGACGGCTTGAGGGGTTTCATTGCCATCGGTTGTGGTTCCTTGTTTTGCTTTGTGTTCTGCAACTAAACGGGTAAATTCGCGGTCGGCAGTATCGAGGAGGTAGCCAAACTCTGGGTCTTCCTTAAACCCTTCCTCATCCAACGTGTCGTATGTATTTTGCTTATACGAGTCAAACGCTGCATCAATATCCCCGCCGTACTCAGGATCATTTGCTTGGTCTAAAGCGGCGTTAAAGTTAGTCTTCGCTATTTTGCGGACTTCTTCACGCTTAGCGTCTTTCTCCGCTTGCTGACGGTCTATCTCATCTGCTTCTGCAAGTAGTTCTTCATCTGTTTTTAGTGTACGGGATTGTTGTCCTTCTCCCACTGTAGCCCCATCAGTAGCTGATCCAGCAGGAACCACTGCACCGGGTTGAGCTCCTTCAGTTCCTTGGGTTGTCGATACTTCTTCGGGTTGCTCAGCCACACTAACGCCTGCTCGATCTGCTCCACCGATAGGCTCTCCAAGTGCAGTGCTTCCTTCTGCATCGGCTCTAGTTGTTGGTTGCTCATTTTGGGCTTCCTCGCGTTCAATACGTTGGGTTGCAACACGCAATGAGTCTCCCTCAGTTGCGCCAGTAGTCTTAGCTATTCTTTCTGCCAGTTCTTTGATGCGTGTATCCCGGTCAGCAATTGATGCTTCGGGCGCAACTTCTTCTACTTCGGGCGAAGCTACGTTCGCTGTTGTTTTGGTAGGCTTAATGGTTTCCTGTGCTTTTGCTTCGGGTGTTAAAAACCCTTTGCTCTGTGCAATCAGGCTAGATCGTCCTTCGTAGCTTGTATCTTTAGTGTACGCGCCTTCTCTTGGTGCACCAATTTTGGATAGCACTTCACCTGCTTTTTGACCACCTTTAACAGCAGCAAGAGTTCCTCCAGCAGTAACACCAGCCTGCAACACCGTTTGGCGTACAGTTTCTTCCATTTGTTTATAAAAATCGGCAAAACTTGGATTCTTATTAAGCCCAATTTCGGGGGCCATATCAGCAAGGTATTGCGTAGCCGTAGTAGCCAGCTCAGGTGGAAGTTCTGTAGCAACAGCTTTAGCTAAATACTTTGGTACAGTTTCTATACCATGTTGGGCGATATGTGCTTTCAATCCTGCAAGGGCTTTAGTCATACCAAAACGCTCAAAGAACACTTCAGCAGTAGCCATAGTGATTGCTCGAGTAGCAGCAGCTTTACCAGATAGGCCAGCGGCACGGCCTTCGCCGTAAGAATCACCAAATTGTTGAATGGCTGCTTGGGCCAATATAGGCGCTGAGCCCCCGGTCATTGCAGTCAAGGCTATAAACGGTGCCTGTGATGCCAAGCTAGTCATTGCTCCTTGAGCCGACTTTTCAAAAATACCTTTACCTTGCGGAATAACGCCTTCGCGGGCATCTTCAATGCGGCGTGCGCCCATCAAGTCATTACTAAATTGTTTGTCGTCAGTTAAGTCAGCATAAGCGCTTAGTAGACCTAAACCCGATTTTGTGTATTGCGAACGAACCCCAGCACCAACTCGATCAATGAAACCGGCGTCCTCAAGCTCTTTAGCGCGTTCCGCAGCATAGAAAGCAGCTTTTTCCCCAACTACATCACGTGTCATTTGTTGGAAATCAGGTCGAAGTTGGCCTGACAGTGCTTGATCTCGTGCGTCTAGCTTGGCTAGTTCTAGTGGGCGACCTTGGTCAATGAAGCGTTCTGTCTGTGCTTCCAACCGAGGATCAATTTTCCGCATTGTTGGGGTTGGGTTTTGAACTTGATCTAGAGCAGCGTACCTTGCGCCAATAACCTTAGCCGCACGACCGTAAACATCGGGGCGAGCTGCCATCCGGTTTAGGCTCAACAAGCGTTCTTCCTCGGGCATGGAGTTCAACTTAGCCTGCATCGCGTTAACGAAATCAGGGTTCAACATCTTGTCTTCAGTAGGCAACGGCGCAGGCGCGTTTGCTTTAGTCAGCACGCTTTGGAATGGCTTTTTCTCACCAGCCGCAACAATAGGGGCCCACATATCGTCACCACCCATAACTCCGGAATCTGGGGCAGGGTTAGTTGCAACGGGTGCTGCAGGTGTAGCTTTTTTGGTAGCTGACGCAGCTAGGCTTTCTAGGTGAGACATGATCTCAGAATCCTGATAGCCACTTTTACGGGCAGCGGCTACATCAAAGTTCGCTTGCTTACCTAAAAAATCAGTCACCTCTGCTGGAGAGTAACCAGCCTTTAGAGCGCCTTGGGTATCAAACGCCATGAAGGTTCCTTAGTTTATTACGGTTGCTGAAAGGCTGAGAGTGGAGGCCGATTACCCGGAACTAAGAGTGTACCCGGATTGGGAGTTGGGTTTGCACTATTGCCGCCCTCAGCTTGAACACGTTTTTTGACTATCCCATCTATGTAAGCATGCCGATCATCAACTGTCATTTTTCGCAGTTTACTTTGTATAAATGGGTTGTTGTTTTCTTCGGTGTACAGTTTCTGATATAGCGTATCTGAGGCTCCACCTGCTTTGGTTGGCCCAACATCGCTTGTTTTTGTTGCCAATACTGCTCGACGGAGCCCAGCCACAGTCTTCTGCATTTTTTCGTCATCTGGGTTTAGCTCCAACGCAACTTCTGCTGCAGCCAACTGCTCGTTGAGTTTTAGCGGTTTAGGACCACCAGCACCGCCGCCAGCACCTTTACGGGCTTGGGTAATCCTAGCAATATTTTGGAGAATACTACCGCTAGCCTTGTCTCTATTAGTACCGGCATTAAACGCATCGAACCGTGCTTTCTGCGCCAGTGCTGCGTCTTTTCTAGCCTCGCCGCTTAGACCCATTTGCTCTTTACGTTGCGCCTCAGCCATGTGGAACCGCATTTTTGCAAGGGATTGTTTTTGCTCTTGGTCAGCTTGTATAGCCGCACCATAGGATTCGCCAAATGCACTTGCACCGCCAGCTAAACCACGCATAGCGTTATTGCCCTGAAGCATCGCAGCACCAGCACGGAGTGCTGCAAGTCCTTTAGCCTGCTCTAGGTTTTTACCACGGCTAGCATCCATATCATCTATGCTCTTCCCATATGGAGTATATGGGTCAGAGGTTACGCCTTCCATTTGAACTTTACGAGAAGCTTTCCTAGCCGCCGCCGCGTCTTCCGGCGTAAATTCTTTGAACTCCCGCTTAGCGTTGTTCTTGTATAAGTCCATCATGCTTTGGACAGCTTCGTTGTAGACTTTAGGGTTGCCCTGTGTTGAAGTGCCCAATTGGGCTAGCTGCATGGGGTTAGTAAAGTCAGGGTCTACGTAACTTCCATCCCCATCTTCCTCTTCATCAGTCCCAGCAAAAGCAACAACGCCACCACGAGCCATGCTCTCTTCAGTCGGCATCATTTTGTTCATATCTACGGGCATAGACCCAAGTCCACGTTTCATAGACGCACGGGCAGCTTGCTCCATACCGATTACTTGGAGTTGTTCTTGGTCTCCACGGGCTTGCGCTGCTTTCGCAGCTTGGTCTAATTGTGCGTCAGATAGCTTGCGCACTATGTCCTCAATGTTTGATTGGCTATCAACGCTACCACCGTCGGCAAAGAACTTGCTTAGTCCATACGCATTAGCTGCGAGGGAGCCAAATGTTTGTAAGTCAGATGGAGAGCCAGAAGTTCCTGTTTTGTACACCGATTGCTCAGTACCAACGGGTAAGCCGTTAATCATGTTTGCCATGTAGCCCAACTGTTGTTGTGGGTATGCTTGTTGGTTCTGGAAGTCTTGGTACGCTTGGCTAAGCCCCGCTTGTTTAAGCGCTTGTTCCTGAGTGCCGTAAGCTGACTGAAGCTTATTGATGTCCATACCCTGCTGGAACTGCTGACCGCCAAGTTGACCGAGTGTATTTGCTGCGCTACCAGCCAACTGCATGCCTTGAAGCCCCCGTGCTTGGTCGGTATTAAACTGCTGTTGTGCGTTTGTATACGCAGCTTGGCTACCCTGCGCCTGAATGTCACCCATCTGAGTACCAAGATTGCGCTCGCGCTCAGCACGCATGATTGCATCACGGGAACCACCGAAGGCCCCGGCTTGGGCAGCTTGCGCTTGTTGTTGAGTTCCTTGGATACCTGACTGGCGCTGGGCTTCGCGCTTCTGAATATCGACTACATTCTGCATGTAGGGGCTCATATACTGGTCAGCTTGTGCTTGACCGAAATTCTGTGTATTTAACCCGCCTTGAGCAATTTGCCCTGCGATACCCATGCCTTGACCAACACCTTGGTTAGTCTGCATACCAGCAGCTTGAGTTCTAGCTTGTTCCTGTAGTGGGCTGAACCCAGCAATCCGATCTTCACCGTAAGGCTGGTAACCACGTTCAGATAAAGCCGATTGTTTAGCTAGGGTGTCTTGCGCATAGGGGAGCGCCCAAGCTGGGAGTCCCGTATTTGTTTGCGTAGTAGACGTTGGTACTGAACCGCCACCGCCTTGAGGAATAATTCCACCGCCAGCTTTGCGAATAAAGGCACGGGGAGGCAAGTCTGGGATGCCCAGCAAAGCCATTGAACGGTCATTAAATTTCATAGTTTTACCCCAACAATACGGTATTTTTCTTCAAAGCCATAACGCTTCCAAAGCCTAGCAATTGACTCTCTAGCAGCACCTTCGATAGCTGTAGCACCCATAGACCTTGCGTAGGTTTTTAGTTGCTCGAACGTATCAACATTACTGACTAGCTTGCCGCCAATAGCGGTAATAAATGCAACCCGATCATCAGGGCGATTAAAAAACTCAACTGTTGCTGCGCCGTGTAACTCACCATCGTCGCCTACACCCACCAGCAGCGTCCATTTTCCTTGGGTAACAAATACCTTAGCCTGCTCTACTGTGTAGTCTCCATTAGAGTGCGCAAGTGCGTCGGCAATATACCCTTCAACCTTACTCCAAGTATAGTTCACCCACTCAGGGGAGACATACTGAATTTTCATGCTGGCAGGTTCTTGTCCGAACGGCTATTTGTCGCAACTTTCCCTTTACCGACTGTCTTTTTGCGCCCAGCTTGAATACGGTCCAGCATTGCATATAGCTTACGAGCACCAGCATCAGTTGAGCCATTGCCTAACTCCGAGACAATACGGGCAGGTACTACGAATTCACCGTCGGCAAGACGGGCAGGGCGCTTGTTACCGATACTTGCGGGGATAGAGTCAGACACACCGTCTCCGGGGCCACGCAATAAACGACCGCCGTCAGAGTAACCGCCGAGATCACCGATACCCCTAAGCTGCCCACCTTTAGCATAGCCTTGTTCGCCCTTACCACTGCTATACATCATGGCTTGATACGCCATTAGAACTATTCGAGGGTCTTTAATAGAGTCCGCTTCTCTTTGTGAAAACCCAATACTTACGGCATAGTCATCTATGCTCTGCATGAGTTGTTTTCTTGTCGCAGGGTCGCCGAACCCCGGAATTGCTTTAGTTAAATCTAACATATTAGTCCTTCACAGGGGTCCAGAGGGCTTGCCAATTTTGTTCGCCTACAAATAAGCCTATTGCAAAACAAAGAGGTTCAAATACCAACCTTATAACCTTGCCAAATACCGAACCTTTTGGACTCCTGCCCATTTGATAGGCAAGTTCCTTAGCACGATGGATGGCTATCGGGCGCATAATGTTTTCCGCCAACTTGTTCTTGCGCATTAACTTAACGTAAGGGATTCCCCAGTATTGGTACCCACGAATAGTAGTTGGGCTAAGGTGTTTGGCTGTGAACTCAAGGTCAGCACGCCATGTATCGCGGTCAATTTCGCCTTTACGGTAGAAATGCGTGCAAATTACACGCGAACCACCACCACCACCTCCACCACCACCACCACCTTCACCTTTATCGCCGCCAACTGCAACACCTAACCCCGATGTAGTTCCAGTTTGGCCTACACCCACATTGCCAACGCTCAACCCAGTGCCTCCACCCATACCCTCAGCACCAACTGTACCTAAACCTGTACCTAAATTTGCAGCATTTGACGGCGCTGATAACCCTGTTCCACCGCCCATACCCTCAGTTCCTCCACTGACAGTTCCATTATTAGACGTATTACCAAGGCTTAATCCGCCCCCAACAGTATCACCACCAATACTTGCATTACCAACGCCTACAGATAACCCAGAACCGCCGCCCATACCCTCAGTTCCTCCACTGACAGTTCCAGTGCCATCAGGACCAATTGCAGGAGAGTTATTTTGTCCTATTGGTTGGCCTACCGTATAGCCACCAAGAGATGTGTCTGTAGTTGCTGGTGTTATTCCTTTGTTTATTAGACCTGCTTGTGTCCAACCTTGTGGATTTAATGCTTGGGATACCTTACCAAGTATTGTGCTACCAAATATATCCTTTGCAAAGCCACTAATTTTTCCCATAGTTGGGTTAGCTGACATGTAAGCTGCTTGTTGCGCACCGCTCAATGAGCCCCAACCACCTGAATCAGGGTCACGCCCACCACCACCACCACCACCACGTTCTTGGTTTTGATTTATATATGCTGGGCTTGCTGCTATGCCAACAGGGGCTGCTGCCGCAGTTGCGGGAACCCAAATGTATTGGCCCGTTTTGGGATCGTAGACGTACTTGCCCTTGTCTGGAGTTCGAGCACCAGTCTGTAAGTTAGCGGCGGCAGCGGCGGCGGCTAAGTCTGATACTGCGGAAGGCGCAGTGTAACCAGAATATAACTTCTCTTTACCGAAGTTTTGATTTAACTGCCCGTAGTCCGGCACGGTCAAATAGGGATTGTTTTCTGTGCTCATACTTTTACTTTCAGTACATTACTGGCTGTTGTATCGTAGTAGACATCGCCTACACGAAGGTTAGCTAAATCTGCCTCAGTTGGCAAGCTGGGAGTGGCTGTTCCGGGGACAGGGGGTGCGCTCAATGCCGCAATTATATTGGCTCCAATGCGTTGTGTGGAGATGTTAATTGGGCCACTGTTATCCAATTGGTTGAAATACAACCGCAGCAGGGTGGTAAATTGATCTTGGTATGCACGATCGTATTGATCCGGCGCAGCAGGGAGACGGGGGGCGACTACGTTCTTTTGTGCCATTTATCGTCTGCCGTCAGGACGGACATCGACCCGTGGGCTACCTAGCTGCCACTGAGTACCAAGCGTGTTGCAACTTACTTTCATGGACATCTGGCGACCGCGCACCCGAATGTTTACCTGCCCAGTGAAAGTGTCTAGTTCGATGGGGTATGTCTGCGTAGCTGTTACGGCTTGTGAGGCTGTAGCACTTGTACCGCCCACCGATAAGGGGTTGTTGTACCCAGAGCCGGAGTTCTGCAATGGCAGAAGCTGCATTATTAGGCTA